TAGCATTACTTTCGTCAAGTAAACCCATAAAAAGAGTTACATCTTTACCACTGTAATTATCTTGTAGTGCTATAAATAATTTATTTGTTGGTATACCAGAGAAAACAAAGTCTTGACTAACTGCTTTAGTTTCTTGTGACTCTTCAACATTACCTATTTGCATTAAATCACCAAGACCTTTGTATGTTTCTGAGCTTACGCTAATGTCTCCGTAACCTGTCCAAAGTCTTAATGTTACAGTAGCAAACTCCATTTTTACTGCAAAAAATGGTTTTAAGTTAGATGTTTGTAGTTGAGTTACAAAGTTTGCGTGTAAATCTCTTGCCATTATAAGACCTCTGTACAGCTAAATGAAAAACCATACAAAGAAACTCTATCAGTATCCCAACCAAAATCATTAGCATCCATTCTCCATAATGTTTGTGCAGAACTACCATAAGATATTTGTGTGTTGTCATTTATAGCTTCAATACCACTTCTTAATGCTGGCTCTATTTTTACATTTGCTTCGCCACTACCATTACTTGATACATCTTCTGTTACAAAGTACATGTATGAATTTATACCTATATAATCTCCTGACTTAAAAACATTTGTAACATTATTACCAAAACCATCTAAAGCAACTTGATTACCTGTTTGTGATGCTCCATTTACTCTTATAGTTCCTGATGCGTTACCTAATAATGCTGTATTATCAGGATCTTTCATAGTAAATGTACCTCTTCTACCTCTTAATTGTGTAAAGAATGCTTGATATTCTCTAGCATTATCCCTTTTCATAGGTGCTAGTGTACCCTCAAAAGACCATGCTTCTCCTTGAAACTGATGTGTTTGTTGGCTAAAATTAAATACACTTGTTGTGATAGCAACATTACGAACTAATTTTAAAACAGATTTAGTAAAGCCAACTGTTGTTGGGAATGTTAATGGGTATGATGGTGTAAAGGTTGCCATAATTATCCTCCAAAACTCTCTGCAAATTTACCACCACGCATCCTTGCTTCTTGTACAGCAGCAATAGTTGAGTTTTGTATTTGTGGTAAAAGGTTTGCTACCTCAGCACGAACAGTAGATTGAACACCTGTGGCAAAATTTATATGTTGCTCGACAACAACTGGTGTTTGTGGAGATCCCATATTCTCTCCAGCTTTATTTAGTGGTTGTATCCTTCCTGATGTATTAGGTATAAATAACTCTGGTCCTTGTTCACCAACAACATATGGAGTTTTACTACCAACTGAACCACCTGTGTTCCTTCCTGCTATAACAGTTGTTAATGCTGACATAATATTACCACCAAAACCTGAACCCATAATAGATTTTTTAATCCTGTCTAATATTAACATTTTTATAATACTAACAGTTAAGTCTGCTATAAAAGACCGCAACATAGCTTTTAAAACATTACCCAAGCTCTCAGTTCCTTGGATTAATTTTATAATCGAGTTTTCTACTGTGCTAAATGCTTTATCAATAGCACCTTCAAATGCAGCATATGCTTTTTGTGCTCTTTCTAATGCTTCTGCATGTTTTAAATATTTATCAAACAGTTCGTCAAGCTGTTCCATCTCCTCAGTTTTTAAAGTTTTTCCTTCAAAAGTTAATTTATTTAAGAATCTTTGTTTTTCATTATAAAGCTCTAGTGCTGCTCCTGTTTTACCTAGTGCTCCTTTTAATTTATCAAACTCAAGTATTTGTTTGTTAATACGATCTCTTTGGTCTCTAAACTCTTTAGACATTGTTTCTGCTGGTCCTGTTAAATCAGTTGCAGCACTCTCTTGAATCCTTTTATTTAATTCTGCTTCTATTCTCATTATCTGTCTATTCAAGTCTATTATTTGTCCTGCAAAGTCTTGTAATGCAGGATCAGTTGAGAATTTAGGAATACCTGTAATTAATTCTGAAATAGATGGCTTATACTCTTGACCCTCTGCTAATGCTTGTGCTATTTTTAATTGCTCAATTTGTTGCATTAATTCTTCTCGCATTAGTTTTAACTCATTAGTTGTCATACCAGTAACATCTAGTGCAGGAATAGCATCAGCTAATTCTAGAATAGCATTAGTAAACATCCTTAATAGTGTTGTTCCTCCTAATAGTTCTTCTTGAAATAATGTAAACTTACGACCTAATTCATCAAATGCACCTGCAAGTGTAACTGTTGGACCTTCTCCTGCTGCTTTGGAAGCAACACCACCTAGCTGACCTTCAATAGTTTCTAAGATTAAAGACATAGCTTCTGCTTCTTTACCAGTATCAGCTAATGCAAATATTACTTTCTTTTGTTCCTCAGTAAATGATATACCAGATCTTCTAAGCATACTTAATCCGATCCTTGGATTCTCTAATGCTTTACCTAATTGGAGAGCAGCAGACTTTACGTCTGTTCCCATAACCATTGCGATGTCTGTAGCAAGTGAAATAGTCCTACCAAAAGCATCTCCTGCAACTGCTTTAAATGTTAATAAAACTCCTTGTGCATCTCTCATCTGTTGAACACTAAATAAAGTATTCTTTGCAAACTCTCTTGCCATTAGTTCTAGTTGGCTAACTGTTAAACCAGCAGCCATACCTGTTGCTTGAACTAATGCTTCAAACTTTTTCTGTGCTTGTTCAGCACGACTCGCAGCTGCTTGAAGTGCTTTAAATGCTGCAACTAAACCTGTTATCGCTAAAATTAATGCACCAGCAGCAAACCCTGCACTTCCCATTAATGCACCGAATGAACGCATACGACCAGCAACTGGACCTAATGGACCTTGTAATGCAGCTGTTGCTGTGGCAGCATTACTCATCCTTTTTTGAAATTCACTAGATACTTTGTTTGTTGAACCCATCTGCTTTCTAAAGTTAGTCTGTGCTGACTTAACTTTATTTTTAGCACGATCCATTTTAGACTCTAGCTCTTTTACATCAGCTCTAATCTTTACTATTAATTCACCGACTGTAGCCATAGTTAATCAGGAAACCTAGTCATTAAATCTTCCATTTCATTCCTCGATAAAGGTTTATTATTTTTATTACCACTGTGAAACTCGTTATGACAACTTATAGCAGTTTCAAACTGCTGATAAGTCATATTCCAAAATTCACTAGGTGCTACATGCATAATACCAATTGCTATACCATACCACCTATCTATTGGTAAAAATTCTAAACTTGCTCTGTTTCGTTCTCGTTTGACTCCAAAGGGAGTTTTTGTTCATTCTCTTGGTCTAATCCCATAGATTTTAAAAGTATGTCAGAAACTATACTTAAACAATTACTAAATCCATGTTTCAAAACCATATCACCAACTGCTTCGTAAGTATATTTTCCACCAGCACCAAGCAATGCTTCATGTAATATAACTGAAACATTGCTTACTCCTATATTACCAGCTGTAAATCCATTAACTATTTGCATAACTGGTTTTTGTAATCTTTCTTCTATACTAGCTAAGTTCCTAAATGTTAATTTAAAATCTCTTTCCTTACCAGCAAAATGTATTCTCATAGTTCCTTCAATATTCTTATTCACTAATTATCTCCACTAATGTTTTGTCTTTTGTTTTCTTTTTAGATTTCTCTTCTACTTGAATTATATCTAATAATGTTATCTCATTATGACGAGATACAATATTCCTTACAGTAAAATCTTTACCATCTATTGTAATTTTATCATCAAGTTTTTTGGATTCATCAAATGGTAATTCGATTGTGCCAGTGCCTTTTTCCCAAATAACTTTAGCCATAGCATTAATCTTTTCACCATTAATAGAAATATCCATATTGGTCCAAGGCATAATAACCTCCTCTCTTTTAAGTTATTATGCTGATGTATGAGTAACTTGACCAGAAGACTCAAGTGTCATTGAATAAGTCTCTTCGCCATTAAACTCACCAGCTCTTTCATAACTTGTAATTAAAAAATTACCAGTAATGTCATCACCATCACCAAATACTAATTTATATTCACGTATCTGACCTTTTTGTGCACTAATCCTTATATCGTTTTCAAGAGCAGAATCAGTAAATACACCAGATGCAGATATAGACATACTTCTTATACCTCCACCTTCAAGTATTTCTCTTGCTTTATCAGCACCTCCAGCAACTAATGGATTAGAGTCTTTAGTAGTAACATCAACCATTTCACCATTGATTGACATTGAAGTGGAACGCAAACCAGCTATTGTGGTTAAACTTCCACTAAGTGTTGCTTTAAGTAGCAACGCACTTCCTTTTTGTGCAGCCATTTTATATCCTCCTTATAGATAATTTATGCCTAAATTAAATTTAATTCTTTAACTGTTCACAGTTAATTTAGTTCTTAGCTAAATATATTACAATTTAGTCATGAAGTATAGTTCTAAATCTTTGAACTCCATGATATGTTAGTCCATCTTCTTCTCTAACAATATCACTAAACTCAAACCTTGTATTTACATGTGTTGCTCCAGTTACACTTAGAGACTGTCTGTGCAACAATTCATAAATCCTAGCCATGATATTTTTTGCTTCTTTTCTGCCTCTGTTTCTTGAAAATACATGTATTGTTAATGTAAAATTATTAAAATCTATATCTTTAGTTGACTCATCATCTGTCATTGTTTCCTCACCAATAACAATATAAGGGAAAGCAGTTCCTTGTGGAACATGGTCATGAACAGTTGCACTTAATGTATTTTTTATAGTTGTGTCTGTATTTAATTTACTAAAAATAGTTTTCTGTAATTCAAAGCTATGGTCTGTCATTTATTTCCTTGGTTTCATTGTTGCTGATTTTATAACTTGTTTTAATCTCTGTGTAATCTTTTTTCTATTTTTCTCAAGAGCTGGAAACATAAAAGGTCTTGGTAACATTTTAACTGTGCCAAACTCTAAAAACTTACTATAAAATGCACGACTTGCTATCTCACCACCAAAGCCATCACCATCCATCTTCCTTTTTATACTGTTTACTAAAAAACCAGTATCTGATGCTGGTGCTTGTCCAGGAGCT